GGATACCTTAGTCTTACTTATACCAATTTTATCGTAGTATTTTTGGAGTGATGCCTCCGCTTTACGCAGAGACATCGACTTGTTACGTTTCCTTTTACGCATAGAGGCGAGCTGGTATTATGTCTTGAAGATCTTCGATATCCTTTACTTGTGGTAAGAATCCCAAGACTATAAGTGGAAATTCAATTCCCAAATCATCTTCGAACATACTTTTCATAGCTTCATAAGCTTTCATAAACGCAGTTCTCTTATCACAGATAGAAGATTTCGCACTCGGTGCGTCTACGTGACCAAGGATGTAGGTCTTCTTTCCTGTTTTGGCTAGTCGTCCAAATGCTTGAATAGTCTTCGCGGGTAAGTATCCGTTCTTACACATAGATCCGTACATATCGCGACCTTCATCCAGATTACCATCAATTGCATATGTCTTGTCAAGAGCGTGATTTGTAACCCACTGGTTTACCCTTACCGCAGAACTCCAAAACCAAAATGGTTGTGGGGTTTCTGATTGTGACATCGTCAACTGCACGACACGTCCTAGTTCCTCTCTTGGTGGATTCCACAAGAGTGTTGCTTCAGCCTTGATCGATTTCTCATCATTTTTTATCGCGCCATTAACAATCAGTTTGTTTAGTCCATTGATCATTTCTTGTCGCTTGATATCTACCTTAGGCAACCTTTTCTTGTTTTCAGACAATGCGATCCTATCTAGGTTTACTGAAGAGGCTTCAATTATAGTAAAGACCCACTTCGTAACACCAAGTAGCATTAACGCTTCCGTACGGCCATTACCATAAACTAACTCAAACGGCTTGTCTCTTAGTGTAGTTCTAGTCACGGCCATTGGATACTCAGTAACTTCCACACCAGCGTGGATAGCAAGTTTCAATGATTCGATCTCTTGTGGCGTATGTTCAATGCATCTAGAAGGGTTATGATTAGTAGAATCGATATAGATATCGTCAAAAGCAATGACTTCATTGCGATTGCTGAGGCTTCCTAGATGTGACCAGTCTGGTGCAGGAAGTTCGGATGCTACTTGTTTGGGAGCGTTTTCTATTCTCGCCATGAATTCATGTAAATGCTGTTGCATTATAGTTTTCCTTGTTATGTGATGAGTGTCTTATGAGCGGAATGCTGAAAGAGAATCATCTGATTACTATACTATCTATAATAACTGATTCGCCTACTAATGGCAAGCGGTATTACATATTTTTATATACGTATTCCAACGCACGATCCGCCTCTTTCTCAAGTGGTCGGTTCTCATACCAATTACCTGTTTCCTGATCCAGTTCACGACATAGGTCTGCGATCTGTCTCGGTGTAATTGGGTATTCTTGTTTAGTTGCATTTCCAGCCGTTGCAACCATTATCTGATACATCTTGTAATACCAACCACCGTCTGCGATAGTTTTGTATTCAATTGAAAGTTTCTTTGGAAAGAATGGACAATCACGATACGAGTTCCAATGAACGTCAGTATTCGTCAATTTCTTCTTTCTGTATTCTAATGCAGCCGCCTGTAACTCTGGTGAGAGTCCATCTAGGAAACTGTTGGTTATTCTTACACTACTGTAAGGATGCTTGCTGGTAAGTGCATCAACATCAATACTAGTACCATTATTACGGAAAATAAAGTTAAAAGCGTTATTATACGTCGAAGGGATGTAATACATTCGCGAGAGGTCTTTACATTGTTTATCACCAACTGATCGTAGTTCCGTATTGAGTGCGTACCAGAACGCTCGGATCTCACTTGCCTCAACATGTGATCCAAGTCTGAATACAATTCTGAACTTCGGTTTTTCGCGTGTGCTAGAAGCAGTGCTATAACACACATACTCCCAATCCCCAAACATATTATATAAATCATCTTTTAGTTCTCCCTTGACAACATAGTCATCTACGTCTACTGCACACCACCCAGCCCATGCAACCACAGAATCATTCTTACGAGTGGTTTCTGGTTTGTATATGGCTGGGGATATCAGTTGTGCGTCTTTCTTACTGTTTAACGGTAGTTCGGACAACCCATACAATGTGTGGACAAAACTCTCCCAATCAACAAAATCCATTCTCTTATGGGTCTTGTTGTCAAAGATTGTCTTAAACAATGTAAGGGATAGAGTCATATGTCTCCTTCTACCTTGTTATTTGATTGATAAATGTCGAACTCTCCGCCTGGATATCTCTTCTTGAGTTTATCCACGTTCTTCTCAATTACTTCATCCATGTCTACGCCAATGGCACGACACATATTCATAAAGTACCAAGCAATATCACCAAGTTCTTTGACCATGTGATCCTGTACTTCTGCATTCATTTCTTTACCGTGGAAGATTAGTTTCTTCACTATCTCATTGAACTCACCTACTTCACCAGACAATCCTATTGCGGATGTCAGTAGTAGTGGTGTATTCAAATGCCACTCACCTTCAAGTTCTTTTAGTCTGAAGATCATAGCTTCAAGGTTGTCAGATGTCTCACTGGTTACTTCACCAACAAAGTCTCTGTATGCTTTTAGATTTAATTGTTTGTCTCCAAACTCACCGTGGGGTGGTGTTGACCAATTACCCGCTGCCCATTTTGCGTTCATTTTATCACCTTATTATATCAATTTTGTCAGAGTTCTCGCTCCAAAGTTCTAGTTCATGTCGCAATCTACCATCTAGTTTTAGATTATTGTGACGTTTAGTTGCCTTCTTCTTCCACCACTTGACTGTGTTTTCAAGTGAATAACTATCGTAATTATCCTTCTTTTTCAGTTCTTTGTCAAGCCCTAATATGAACTCTTTTGAGTTAGAGAATCCATAGTCAGAAAAATACACACGTTTCTGTTCTGTCAATCCTTTTGCTTCTTCGATCATATCACAGAATTTGTTGTAATCTTCTTCCGAATACCGTTTCAATGATTGTTTAATAATACCGATCATTTTAGTTTGTAGTTTTAGTTTACGACTCGATACACCTTTTTCGAGTAGATCTACACCATCATTCTTTTTGATAAACCAATCGCTTAATGTATGGTATTTGTCATCATTCAATAGTGGCGTAAAATTACTGTCAGTCAAACCTTTCATTCTAAGATATGGCTTCATACCATCATACTGTGATGATGATTTGGTAGATCCATACAGAGAAGTTGTTTCAAAGTGACATATGTTTGAATTGTACTTTGCATCAAACATTGCTTTAACTTCGTGTGTACAACAGATAGACGCAAGTAGTTTACCACCCAACATATTAAAACCAAATGGTTGTACTGGTACAATGATGAAACCCATCATTGCAGCTGCATTGAAACGTTTCATTGCATCCGCGTCTGTTGTTTGTAATGGTTGATCCAACCATACATTACGTGGTTTTAAATTGAGAACACAAGACCCAAGAAATATAAACCCCAACAGTTTTTGGGTATTCTTTTCCCACACCATAAGTTTAAGTCTTCTGCCTGGCACATTAGATTCTACTGCGTGTGATGTAGTTACCTCAAGTAGATCCTTCCAGTTGCCGTTGGCTGGTCGTAATTCGATATCCATGTCTTCTGGCGACATGTCAAAGTCGTTGAACATGGTATCACCATGAGACATACCAAACAACATGTTTGGAATCTTCTTCATTCGTTCCAGTTTTACTTTACGTAGATAGTCATCTATTCGTCCAAAGTTGGAGAAAAAATCACCGAAATAAGAAGCTGCGTAAAGTGCGTCTTTGTGTTCTAAAATCATAATATATTATACCAAATATAAAGTCAGATGTCAACCGAATATGTCATCTAATGTGTTTCTTTCTTTACTAGACCACCCGATTGCTTCGAGGATTGGTTCTAGTGGATCTAGGAATGTTTTCTCAAACTGTTTTTTGTAATCAATATAATCATTGAGTTTTAACTCTGGTGGCAAATAGTCAGTATATGCGATCACATTTTCCTTGATAGGATTCGGTAATGATAAATATACAAACTTGATCTTCTCACCATTCTTGATCAGTTCGTGTTTCTTCTGTAACTTATTCTTTTCTATATTGTGATTAAACATCAGAGCTGCCCGAACGTGGATTGGCGTACCTTTCTTATAGATGGTATTCCTATCTTCCCACTTGGTCAGTTCTGAGACACCACGTGGAAACGAAACATCTTCTGGTGGGAGATTATTGAATTCATTACGAAAGTTGTTGATGTATTTCTGTGTCTCTTGTTCAGTTCCTTCTACAAGAATCTTGTATAGTTCTTTGAACTTAGTTCTCACCACCATTGGTGTCGAACTTCGGACTGCTTCAATCCCCATGATCTTGAGTTTGGGTTCTGCATACTGTACACCTTCTGAGTTGTGTACGTTTAGAATGTATCTCTTCTTGGCCTGCCAGATACCAGTTGATGCAATCACCTCTCTGTCCATTACCATACGATTGTCATATGCATTCATTTGTGTAAACATATCCGCATAGGACTTTTCGAATAATGGTACAAAGTGTTCTGCACATATTTTGTCAAGTGCTTTGACTGGATCTTCGGGTTTTAACGCATCGACAAAGTTACCAAAGTTAACATACAAGCTGTCAGTATCAATAGCGAGAACATAATCTTCTCCTTCTGTTTTTAATATTTTATTCATTTCAGCATTAATGGTACGTTCAGCCCACTTAATTGCAAGTTGACCTGATAGAGTAATCGCTTCTGCGACATTCTGGTCAAAGTATCTGAAGTATTGGTTACCCAATGCACCATAGAGACTGTTGAGTAGGATCTTAATAGTCATCTGTCTGTTATGTAGTTGACCTATCTGTTTCTCATTCTCCGCAGTAGGGTTCTTCTGTTGGATTCTTTCTGCTTCGATCATCTGGTTCTTGATAGACTTACGTTCTGCATAATAGTTTATAATGATGTTTGGTAGGATACCCTGTTCGTTTTTCTTGAACGTTGAACCGTTTGCGGCAACCGCATACACGTCTTCGTTTGGTGACGTATCCATGTAGTGTTCTACACCGTTTGCGTGTACCTTGGGTGCAAGTGTTTCGGGTGACATGTTGTATTGTACAATAAGATTTGGATATAATGAATTCAAATCAAAAGAAACAACCCAGTCGTGTTTACCGATCTTTGGATCTTTCACATAGCCGCCTGGATATGCAGATTTACTCTTACGGTAATTTGGTGGTATGACCACCTTCTTTTTGTTTAGTTCTCGATAGATAATACTATCCCATATCGCAGTCGTACCGAATGCGTCCTGATAGTTCACACCACCCTTGTATGCCATAGTACAACCAAGAGTAATCAGATCCATCTTCTCGTCAAGTCGTTCGATCAATTCAACGTCTTTAATGTTATAGTCAATGAACAACTGATGATTCTCTTTGTAGAGTGTACGTAGGTTACCATACTCTTCATAGGACAGTTTCTTCTCACCGAGAACAACACTGGATATATGGTTGAGTGTGTAACTCTCTTGTGGGCCGTATGTGAACCCCCACTTTTGGAATAGATCATAGTAGTCCATCATACCGATACCAGTCAGTTCGTAGGAATCCATATTCTTACCTTTGAACCTAACCTGACGTTCTTGTACCAAACCCCAAGGAGATAATGCTTTGACTGCTTTGTCAGAACCAATCCTCGCTAGTCTGTTTACGATGTATGGGATATCAAAGAACCGTATGTTCCACCCAGTAATAACATCTGGATAGTCGTTTCTCCAATGTTCTAGGAACTTGGCCATGAGTTCAATCTCAGACTTACACTTACGATACTGTATGATTAGATGTTTGTGTGGTGTCTTCTCGTGATCATATTCACCAAGACCCCAGACATGATAGACATTTGACTTGGAACTCTTGAGTGCAATTGAAACAATTGGGTGTAGTGCTTCAGCCGCATGGGGAAACCCATCGTCCGACGCAACCTCGATATCGAAGTTGACCACGTTAATATCACTACGTTTCCATTGGATTTCTTTGGGAAACTTAGATGTGATAAACTGTTGAATAAAGTTACCGTTACCATGTATCTCAAAACTATCCACATCTTTATATTGTTCTTGGAAGTCTTTTGCTTCACGCATGGTGGAGAAATGCATTGGTTGGACAGTTTGTCCGAACAAGGTTTTCCACTCACTAGGTTTGTTTGAAGGGACATACAGAGTTGGTTGAAACTTGTATTTCTGTGATATAGGTGTACCGTTGTCGGTATATCCACGATATAATATTTGATTGCCATATCTGGCGACTGATGTATAAAAACTCATGTAACTATTATAACACGATTCGTTTCTTTTGTCCACCGTCATAGTCACCAAATGCCCAGAATCTTTCCTGACACCAGAAACATTTCCGACAAGGTGTTTTAGAATCCCCAGTACAAGATACCGTGATTGCCTTGAGACCATGTAGTTCGTAATGTTTATATTGGTGTGCAATAAACTCTTTGTTTACAGCACCAAATGGATATCTCCAACTGATCTTAGTTTCATCTGCAAGATCTTGGTTACTGAAGTGTGCGTGGGTTTGGCTGTTTGTTCGACCATGACCTGTATGGTCTTGAGTTATCCCCGTGATAACGAAATCACATTTGCGTCTTCTCTTCAGATATTCCTCATTGGGTTTGTGCCATTGCATTTTACTTTGGTCTGCACGTGACTTGTTATATGCAAATACATGCAACGGTTGGATTATAGTAGTGTCGTTCTGATGCCACTTTACCCAGTCTAGAACTCTCTGGGCTGCTTCATATGAATGTGTTTTGGTTCTATGAGTGTCGTATCCATGCATACACCATATCTTTACATCACGCCAGTATTCTTCTCTATTTTTGAGCATCTCAACGAGACACCACAGGATCAATGCGGAATCCATTCCACCCGATAGACTCAATCCTACATTTTCAATATTAGAAGGAAACTTCGAGAAGTAATCTACCGTAGTTTCTTTGTCATCTTTTAGTATCATCAATAAACTTTCTCTGGTGGCCGATCAACTTTTCCATTTGAGAAGGCGTCAGTATTTTTGTGTTGTGTAATCTAACTATATCATTAAGTCTAGACTGCACGTCCACCGATGCGTCAAACTCAAATCCGTCTTCAACATGATTTATTATATTCCAATACTGTTCTTTTGTCATATCGGTCATACAATAAATAGTCAATGCCCCCATTAGATATTCAAACTCTGAAAAGTCTTCTTCCCAGTCTTCTTCGTCATATTCCATTGCCACACCTCATGTAATAAAATTGGGTAGACCATTACAGTCTACCCTTATTTATCACCATACAATATGGGATCTGTGTCTTATTTTTTCTAGTCTTCGTTCTAAATCGCACATGTCTACTGACCTTGATAGGTATTCTTCATGGAGATCGATTGAAGGTAGTTTAAACCATCCTAGTAATTTTTTGATCATTTGGTAAGGTTGCCCATTAAAGACTTTAAATTGTTATCACAGATTGCTGTATATACAGTTTCAACTGATTCGTTACGATATTCAACTGATTGTAGCATTCTGGCAATTTCGAAGTTTGCACTTCGTTGTCTTCCTTCTTGGATATTCTTACCTAACCATCGTAAAGGACTAGTTAGTCTCATTAAGCTGTTGTTTAGTGTCATGTTTGGTTTCCTCGCTGTTACCAATGTTAATTTTGCGAGGACGCATTTCTTCGGGAAGTACGAACTTCAAGTCTATTGCTAGAACTCCATCCACTAGATCTGCTCCGTGTATTTCTACATATTCTGACAACCTAAAGGTGCGTTTGAATTTCTTCGTAGATATACCACGATGAATAAACTCTCTACCTTTGCTGACATGTTCCCCTGTTACAGTTAGTGTCCGATCCTTAAACTGGATGTCCAGTTCATCTTTGGAAAATCCCGCTACCGCAAGTTCGATCAAGAATGTTTCTTCATCAACCTTTACAATATTATGTGGGGGATAGTGATCGTTTGCATGTCGTGTGACATGATCTAGTTCTGAAAATAAGTGGTCAAAGCCTATGAATGATCCACGGGGAAATAGTGATTGTACGCCTGTCATTGTGTTCTCCTTTTGCAAGCAAGATGTACGAGTCCAGATTTTCTGCAACTCTGTAGTATATATAAACCTTTTTGACC